GGGGTTGAAGATATAGCGGCCACCGGAGTCCTTGAATGCGGCTGCCTGGAACAGCACCGACTTCGCCATGACCCACTTCGCGCCTTGGCGCTGGCCCTTCTTCAGCTTTCCTGCGAGCGTGAAGAACAGGTCTGCAGGGTTCGAAGCGGCCCATCCGCCAGCCACACCGGTCGGCACGTACTGGATCGAGCCGAAGGCACGGGTGCCGTCATCGGTCGCCAGAGGCGTGCCAGCCAAGAAGCCGGTCGGCTGGTTCGTGCCGTTGCCAGACACGAAAGCCGCACCCTCCGCACGCGCGAACTCGGTCGCGACCTGGTCGGCGAGCCACGACTCGGCGTTGAAGAACGCATCGTCGAGCATCTGCTGGGTGGCCTGCGGGTTGGCGTAGAGCTCGCCCATCGTTGGCTTGATGTCGGCCAGCGTCGGCGTGGTGGTCGCGGTGCGAGCGGCCGTTTCACCCACCCACCCCGAGGCCGTACCGCGCAGGTTGACCAGCTTGTGGAAGTCGCTGGTGCTGATCTGCTGCACCGAAGCGATCGCGCGGATCGGGCTGATGTTGACCAGCAGCTCCTGAATCATCGTGTCGATGACCTTCGGGACCGCATAGCCACCATCAGCACCCGAGTTGGTCGTGATGGCAAGCGCTTTCTGCTCGATGCTGACGTCGAAGTCCTTGCCTTTGCGCATGTAGCCGCTGAAGGCTTCCTTGTGCTCGGCCTGGAGCTTCTCAGCGTCGGATTGGCCGCCGAAGCCGGGGCGGTTGCCCTTGGCTTCCATCAACTCAAGCAGTTCCTTGACTTCCTTCTGCGACTTGGCGACATCGTCGAAGGCCTTTTCCATCTCGGCGATCTTGTCGCCTTGGGTCTTGGTCTTCGACTCGTTGATTTCCTTGAACGCTTCGAAAGCCTTGTTCGAATCTTCGATGGCCTTCTGGACTGCGGACATATCAGACATGGGAATTCCTTTCGGGAATAAAAAAACCGCCTCAAGGGCGGTTTGCGGTTTGTGAAGTGGCGGCGTCAGGCCAGGAGAGCCGTTCGCTTTTCGAGAAGTGCAGCAATCGCTTTCATCTCCGCGCTGTCATCTGGTTTCGCGGCCTCACGCCGCGCAATCGCAAACAGTCGGGAAACAAGGGCTTTCGCCTCCGAGCGGGAAACGCCGCCTACCTCGCGCAGGTACAGCTCGGCGCCGCTCAGGTCGCCGATTTCTTCGATGGTTTTCACTGCGGCGATGCGCGCCGCGTCATTCATGGGGAAGGTGACGACCGAGACCTCGAACAGTTCGAATTCCTTGATCGTGCGGATCTGGCTTTTCGAGTCGTACTCGTCGACGGTGCAGAAGCCGCCGATCGACAAGCCAGAAATCGCGCCCATCTTCATCAGTTCGAAGGCTTCAGCGCCGCGTTGCGTCTTGAGCGCGAGTTGACCCTGCACGACCAAGCCGGCGTCCGTCTCTTGAAGGCTCTTATAGGCACCGATCGGCTCGCCCTGGCGGTGCTGCCACAGGAGCGCCGGCATGCGACCCTTCGCCTGCAGATTCGCAAGGCTCTGCGTGAATGCGCCCTTCGCGACGATGTCGTTGCCCTGGTCGAGATTGCCGAAGACAGAACCAAGGCCAGTGAAGACGCCCGTGTCGGACATCTCCTTGACCTCAAACGGAGTATCAATTTGACGCATTGGTGTTTCCTTCGGCGGTGCCATCATCCTTCGGCTCTTCGCCTTCGGCGAGGTCTTGCGCCTCATCCGGATCTTCGGTGCCGTCAGTCATGTTCAGCGGGATCAATGGGGTATCGAGGCCGTCGATCGGGTTCAGCGAGATCCCCAGTTCACTTTCGGCTGCCCGCGCCTCATTGCGGGTCATCCAACCCCACTGAATGCCGTTTGTGTAGTAGGCGGCACGACTGGCCGAGTCACCGCGCAGGAGCGATGCAATGTCGAACTTGATCGAATGAGTCTGCTTATCCTGCGTCGTGAACAGATCGCGCCGAATGGCCTTCTCGATGCGGTTCAGCCACGGCATGAGCGAGAACTTCACGAATTCGAGACTCATGTGCTCGATGTTCGAGAAGGTCGCGTGCTCCAGGTCGTTGATCATGTGCGCCGGCACGCGGAAAAGACCCGCAATCTCGGCCCTTTGGTACTTCCGGGTGTCCAAAAACTGAGCGTCGTCGCTGTTCATCGACACCTTCGAAAACTTCGTCCCCTCCTCCAGAAGAGCCGTTTTGTGGGCGTTTTCGCCCGTGCTTGAGGCGTCAAACGACTCTTTCAGGCGCTTATAGGCCACATCGGAGAGCTTGTTCGGCACTTCCAGCACGCCGCCAGGCTTCGCGCCGTTGCGGAACAACTGGCCGCCGAACTTCTCGGTCGCCAGCGCCAAACCGATCGACTCGCGCGCATATGCAATCGGACTGATCCCGAGCCAGCCGTTCATGGTGAGGCCCTTGATGTGCAGGATCTGGTTCCGCGGCACTTCGCGCGTGCCGCCCTCCTCCGTCCCGACCCGATAGGTCACGTTGTTCTGCGCATCCATCTGCACCAGACACATGTCTGGGTGCAGCGGGATCAACTCGACGACCTTCCCCGAGCGCGTGCGGTTGACCCATGCATAGGCGTTGCCGCGCAAATTGAGATGCATGACCAGCATCTCGAGGAATTCGACGCTGGTCTGATATTCGTTCGGCTGATAGTGCAGCAGATCCCAGAGCGGATGCTTCTCGTCCTTCGTGCGCGCCCCGTTGCCACCCTTCGTGTACATGCATAGGGGCAGCATGCCGACCGATTCGGACAAAACCTTGATGCAGCCGTACACCGCGGCGGCCTGCATCGCGTTCTGAGGGTTGACGACGATGCCTGACGCACTGACGCCGCCGCCGAATGCCCAGCCCAGATAGCGCTCGAGGACGCCCCAGTCCGGGTTCGCGCTCTTGCGCAGCGGCGCGGTGATGCGTTCCCAGAAGTTCAAACCATCCTCACTTCATCGGTTTCATACATGCTTGGACTTTGATCGACAGCCGAGGGCATCACGCCGACAGCCATGGCAAGCGCCACCATCCCGTCGATGCGGCCGGTGGTCTTACCCTTGATAAATTTCCGGTTTTCGGCCGGGTCGGTCTGCACCGTCGCATTCGCGGCGCACATGGAAAGCACTGGATGGTTCCCGTGCCGTAACTTCTTGCCGAGAAGCATCGACTCAAGCGAGCGAATGGCCGGCGACATGCTCGCGAAGCCTTGCCCGAAGTCGATGAATCGCTCTAGTTCCTCGTCCGAGAAGCCTGCTTTCACAAGCCAGGGCTTCAAAAACTTCATGTTGTATCGGTCGAACGCCAGTGCGAGCACGTTGTACCGATCGAACACGCCGCGAAGGTGCTCCGCAACGAATTCGTACTCGATCGACGCGCCCGGCGTCGTCAAAAGATGCCCCTGCTTGGCCCAAAGGTCATACGGCACGCGATCGGCGCGCGACTTCTCGGCCAAACCCTCTTCCGGCAGCCAAAACGTCGGCTGCACGTCACCATCCGGCGAAGCAAGCACAAGCGCCGTCAAATCAGACACGCTCGAGAGGTCAAGACCGGCAAAAACATCCTCGCCAGCCAGATCTCGCGGCTCGGCGCCGTTGCCCTCCCACACTGCGCGCGGCACAAATGGGTTCCGGGCCTCGACGCGCTGATTCAAGATCAGGTTCCGGAAGCTCGCCTCTCGGCTTGGCATCCGCTTCGCGTCGCTCGCCTGCCTTCCGACCTCCTCCTTGTTCATGAAGTCGTCGAAATGCGGATTTGCGGCTCGGATCGCCTTCAGGCCGAACGGATCGAGATCCAGCGGCGCCGTATATAGCTCGACCTTGTTCCGCGGCTCCGCGCCTGTCAGAGCATCATCGATCAGCAGGCTCAAAAGGTCCGCATCAGTCGGCGCCTGCGTGCTGATCACGATCGAAAGCGGCTGATCCTGCGCCGCAGACGCCGTTTCCAGCGCCTCATACAGTTCCGAGCGCGGCCCTTTGACCTGGCCGAGCTCGTCGTGCACCACGAAGACCGGCGAAAGACCGTAGGCCGTCGCCGCATCCGCACTCAAAGCGCGATACAGAGTGCCTAATTCAGGGCAGAAAAGTTGCTTCGCGGTGTCCCGAATGGTCACCACATCCGACAGATCCGGCGACATCCGGACCACTTTCGCCGCCAGAGCAAACAGAATCGCGGCCTGGTCGCGCGATTGCGCCGCGCTGTAGAGCTGCGAATTGGGCCGAGCCTCGGGTCCGCATAGGTGCAGCAGCAAAAGGAAGCTCGACAGCGCCGTTTTCGCATTCTTACGCGCCATAGACAGGATGAATGTCCGCGTCGGCGAGTCGTAGATGCGCTTGATCCATTTCCTCTGATGCTTCGTCAGCTTGACCGCACGCCCGACCAGTTTGCCTTCAGGAATCCGGCAGTGCGCCTCGATCCACGCGATGTTTCGGTCGCCGCGACTCAATTTCCGGCTGGCTCGGGCAGTTCCCACGGCTTTCTCTTCTTCGATTGGGCGGCCAGCGTCCTGCCGACCGTCGACGGATGCTCGACAGCCTGGCGCGTGATGCGGAGTCGGGTCGCCAGCGACGATGCGGCACGGCTTTCGCGCTCAGCCATCGCTAGAAGGCGGTCGTATCGCTTCAGGCCCTCGTCATCAGCCATCCATGAACGATCGAAACTCCCGATCTCGTCGGCCAGTATTCGCGCTTGAACAATGTGACGGCAGTACAACTCAAGCAGCGGCGCATGCGTGGGGCTGAATGCCTCAGCCGGCTGATCGTTCACAACCTCAAGCCACACGCCCTGCTCCGCGTCGCTCATGTGCGCGGAGGGCCGAAGCCTCTCCGTCGCCGTCACGGATGCAGCTATAGCCACGACAGCCATCGAAGCCGCCGATTTCCGCCCTCGCTGCATCATTTGTTAGCGCCCATTTACCTTTTTTGTCCCGATTTAGGAAAATTCGGG